GTTGTACTGTGTTACACCTGCTTTGATCCAACTAGGTAACATCTCATAGGCGTAACGCACCCTTGACATGATGTCCGATGCTCCTGCGTATTTGTGTGCGGCTATTAGTATCTGTGAATCCGGTTTGAACATGGCATACCATATTAGATATCCTGATGCACATGTGGTTTTTCCTGTTTGCCTCGGTAACATCGATATCGAAAATCTATGATTGTTGTATGCTTCTACTAGCCTTTCCTGATATGGGTAAGGCTTGAATTTCATCTCACCTTTAGTAG